ACTCTCCGTTGCGTTGAAGGTTGAATCCTCAAACACATCTACAACTACTTTTGGTAAGCATTCTGTATTGAGGATCTTTTCCAAGTCCTGCACCATTACGCATAATCCCTTTGATTTATACGCTGCATAGTCTTTCTCATTGTTGCAAATAAACAAGGTGGGCTTTTCTTTGTCTTCTTCATATACACCTCCTACCATCCTTGATTTAGTGTTAATCATATATTCCATAATGGACTGACCAATTAGATTGTACGCGTCTGTCTTCTTCCATTTACCTGTCTTGGTATTATATTCCTTCAGCTCTATTTTCATCGTGATAACTCCTTTACTGCATCAATAAATGTATAACCATCTCGCTCTATCAATATATCAATCGGGTTGAATGTTTTAGAGCAGACAAAGCATGTAGCAGTATTACTTTCTTTGTTCCAGCGCATACTCTCTGTATTTGATTTATGACAGAAAGCTCTGCACCTTCCATTGCTGCCAAACTCAATAATATTTTCAATCGGGTAATCTCGTGCAGCAAGTACATCGTCATCAGATATGCCGTTAATATCCTGCTTGGGCGTTACAAGACGTGAGTGTTTGCTTCTTAGACGTTTAATGTCTTCCCTGACCCTTTCTGTTCTTTGCTCAAGAAACGTCCGTGTAAGTCCTGTTGTAAGTTCTATGCTTTCCTCCATCTCCTGCAGGTGGGATTTCTTTTCCATGATCTGTTGTCTAAGAAATGTCATGTGACATTTAAGGGCTTCAGTTTTATCTACACCCATAAACTCTGCCTTTTCAAATATTTCGCTTCTAAGCACATCAATACTCCTTCAGACAGTTAAGTGGTGGAAACATGGTTAGCGTGAATGTAGTTGAACCGTATTTCTGCATAAGCACACTTGATAAACCGTTGTCCTTTTCAAGGGTGATCTCTAGCTTCTCATAGAAAGCCATGATCTCGTCCTTTGTAGCACCCACAGAGGGCTTTTTAAGTCGCTTAAGGGAGTATGCCCCTCTTGTACCGTTTACCCACTCTTTAGCGCCTCTTGCACGAGGTTTGTCAGGTGTGTCGGTATAGAAAGTTGCATGGTGCAGAAGCAGGACAATTTTCTGATACTCTGCTGTCCAGCTTTTAAGCAGACCCATCATTGTACCTGCATGGGTATTGTTGTTCTCATCACCGCCCTGAAACTGCAGTAACGGATCAAGGACAATAAGGTCGTACTGTTTAAGCTCTGATTCAATAATATGAAAATCAGAAGAGGGTAAGGCATTACCATCTTTCAGGACGGTAAAACGTATGGGTTCTGATGATATGAAATGTATACGTGAATTAAAGTAATCAGTTGGCTTATCACTAAAAGCCTTAACCAAATTGACAAAGCGCTTTCTGTTTTCACCTTCACTATCTTCTGTGAGCCAGAGTACAGCCTTCTTGTTTGGATTGTTTTCAACAAACTTAATGGCGCTATGGATTGCTGCCATTGATTTACCGATACCACCCTGTCCATAGAGCATAATCACACTACTCTCAAGCAAGGGAATCAGGTTGCGGTTATATACATGAGGTATCTTGTCCGACATAGACATAGGTTCTTTTATAGTAAGCATCAATTACTCCATATTGAATTGATCATATCACCTTCACTCATCTCATTTGCGTCATCTGGTATATTATTAACGTAACTGTCCATTTTGGTGCCGAATAGTGTCTCTGGACGTAAATACTGACGCATCTCTCCATCCCAGGTTTTAACTTGGTTATCTATAGCTTGCTTAAAGTCATCAATGCTAAACCCCTCTTTGGCTCGTGCCTGAATTAAAGTCTTGGTTCTGTTGGTAGTGTGTCTGAACTTCTTGCCTGTCTTACTGTTCAGGTATTCAATCACTTCCTTTACGTTGACTTTGCTATTCTGTTCTGTCTGTACAAAATCAAACTCATGCTTACCTTTAAGCAGAAGATCTGCCAGCATATCAATAGGTAGGTTCTTGTTTTCATTTGCGAACTCCTTAAACTTGGTTACGTCAATTCTAAGACTCATAAGTACCTCATTGCAGAAAAGAAAAGCCCCCATCTAATGACAGGGGCTCTGGTTCAATTAAAATGGCACTTCTTCTTCACTGTATTCAGGCTCTTTCTTTTCTGTGTTCGCAGTCTTTTCTGCTTCCTTATCACGCTCAGGCATGACAGCGTCAGACATCTTGAACTCTTCGGATTGCTGAATAATAAAGCGCTCCAGCCCCCAGAGTTTCTTAAGCTGCTCAACGTCCTCAATATCCTCAATATCGAACTTGAATGAATCGTTTACCTGCTCAGGTGCTTCCATACCTTTAGGCAATGGAATGATAGAGCCTACACGAGCTTTTTCCTTGCCTGCTTTGGTTGTCTTGTGTTCAACAGACATAAGCCCAGGTACACCAAGGATATTGCTCAGTTCAAAGCCAGCCTTTTCTTCTTCGGTAAATGCACGACCACGCCATTTGTTCAAAAGAATGCCAAGATTGGCCTTATCTCCGATACTGGCAGTGTAAATCTCCTGTACGATGAACGGACGACCATCTGCCATTGTCTCAGCTACTTCCCAGGTAATGCATACCTGATGCTTCATCTTCACTTCACCTTGCCAGCTAGTTTCCTGTGTACCAAGGTCTACAACCCTGATAGCACGACATGCTGTTGAACCTTCGGGAGCAATTTCAAAATCATTGTTGGTGTCTGCGTTAGCTGATACTTTCATATCTTTATTCCTTTCTGAATTAGACCGATAACTTCATTGTTACGGCGTTTAAGTTTCAAACCACTACCTGCATCGGTTATGCATTGAAGTATTTCGGGTGATCCTGGCAATGGTCTGTGGTTTGTTTGTTCAATTCCGTTTACACCTCGTGTCAGATACACACGACCATCTGAATTAAGATAGTGCTGGATATAATTCTTAATGGCGTATTGCATCTTCTGGTAATAAACAATTCCCTGGATTACCTCATATTCGAGAGAGTTTTCAGGGAATTTGTCTAGGTGTTGTTCTATGGTTTCTGTTTTGGTATCTGGAATGGCTATGGAAAGACTCTGTCTGAACAGTTGCTTTATCTGCATGGATGATTTCAGGTTGATTTGATAGTCACTCTGTATCCATTCCATTGTCTGTTCATATGTCTTCTTAAGTTCTTCCAGTGCTTCATTGTCTACTTCAATCCATGGATCAAGCATCGGCTTGAATATTCCTGGCAGTAAACTGAGCGTTCTTGTCCTTATCCCAGAAACTCCTTTCTGCCTTAGCCATAGCTTTTAGTTTTGCTTCGTCCTTGTCCTTGGCAAACACCCTGAAGGTTTTTATTGTGCTTGCCCTTCTTTCCAGGTCTACTTCGTACATCTGCATTTTTTTCCTCCCATATTCTGTTGAACTCACGGATTAGATATTCAAAGTCCACTGAATACTTGGCCTGAAAACTGTGCTTGCCTATCCAATGGACTTCGTTGTGGTGACTCCTGCATAACGGTATGGTTCGGTAGTCGGAGGTCTTTTTGGCTACTTTACCCATACCGTCAGCAGGAATATGATGTGGCTCCGCTTGGCAGTTAGACAGATCAGCCTGCTTGCCATGAAGTATCAGGCAAATAATACAGGGCATCTCTTTCATCCATGCTATGCGTTGCTCATCTCTAGTTAGCATATCTTTGTTTGTGTGCCTCCTTAATCGTTACTTGTTTGAGGTTAGCTTTAATCTCACCCACTTGCATTCCACAGCAAGTACATGAAATTTTTACGAAACCGTTTTCCATATCAAGTTCGTATTGGTCATGGCCGCACCTGTCGCAAATGATTATCTCCATATACATAACCTCCTTTCAACCTTATCAATAGTTAGAATCTGATATTGTGACGTACGTAGAAATCATATCCGTCTTGAGCCATAGCAATGTTTTCCCGCTCAGTAAGATCAGCTTCGTGTTCTTCTTTCTTAATGGCAGCGTACAAAGCATCATCTCGTTTGCTTTCAAAAGGTACTGAGTTTAGGATTCGCTCACGCTCCTGTTCATCAATCCAAACTTGCTTAACCTTTCCCATAACAATCTCCTTAAACAAAAAAGCCCCACAGAGAGTGATTAAACTCAAAGTGGGGCATTGGTATGTATTCTGATTTTTATAGCCTCACAACAGATGTGAGACAGCCAGACAGTGCCATATGGTCACTATCAAGAGAGTTATCTTTATCACGCTGCTTCCTTGATATCTTTCCAATCTCGGCTGCTAAGTGTAATAATCTTTCCACCTACAGCTTCAAGGTGACTAGCACGATCATAATCCTCTACGTCCTGGGCAGTCCTGGTAATGCTGTTCAGGATGCCATACTGACTAAGATCACCACCTTCAATGAGGTGCTTGAGCATCGAGTCACCTTCAAAGTTGCTCAGATTGAATTTCTTCTGTACAACCTCGATTGCTTTAGGTACTGCTCCTTCGATCTTCCGTTCTGCCAGCTCACGGAATGCCTGCAAATGTCTTTCAAGCATCTCCTGGCTGAAGATATTGTGAATGATGTCTCGCACTTGTGCAGCAAAGGCTTGAGACAAGAGCTGTTGAGTATCATGTCCGTAAACAATACCCAGGTCGTTCTTGCGACCAAGATGCTTCATCTGGATACTATGCTCACCCCCAATCTCTTGCGGTGATACCATCCCGTTTTCACATACAAGGCGGTAGATGAGTGGCTGTATCTGATAGCTTCCCAGACCTATCTCGGAGTTACTTATTACCAGACCCATCTGCACCGGATCATCCTTTCTGATCTCCCCTTCAAGTCTGGGAGAAGTCATCTTCAGGTACATGCGATTGCTGGTAATATCCATGCTCTGAAATTCAACATCCGTATCGACCTGCTTCAAGGCATTCATGGCACTCTCAAGAACAGGAGCATTGTCGATGATCTTATACCGATCACTCATCATTGCCCTGGCATTACCGTCAAGAGTCCTGACCATACGCGGTGTCTTTATATTGCCCAGACCCCAATTCAGGTTACGAGCCATAAGCTCAGGATTGTCTGTGTAAAGCTTCTCCATATATCCAGTAGGAATACCCCCTGCGGTTGCTGTCTGCCTTACCATATGCTTTGTGCTGGTATACGAATCAGATACATTATCGTCATAGATATTCAGCTTTGTTCCTGAGAACAGCATAGAATCAGGACTAACGATTAAGTCCTTCTTGTTATTCTCGTTTTCCACTACCTTGGCTGCCAACTCATTGATTGTTGCGTACTGTCCTTGCTTCATAGTTTCCTCCACAGGTTGTTGGTTAATCTTCAATTACAAGTTTGTAGTGACCAATAACGTTGCCATTTATTTCTGACACGTAACCCTCATAGTCTTCTTCACGAACACGTTGTGCTACCTGCTCAATTATCCTGGCTGCTTCAAGGTGTCCATCTTCAACAAAGGCATCATTGTCTGTAGTGAATATAAGTTTAAACATTACGGCCTCCCTGCTTCCTTCCATTGCTGCCTAGGAATGTAATGATGGGTTCCTGCAGCCACATACAAACGTGCTGCTTCATCACGAACCCTGCTTACCTTGTTGGTCTTTGCATTACGGATACATTTCATTTTAAATAACCTTTCTTTTTAATGGGGACATTATGGCCTCCTCTACACTCCAACCCTTTGATAATCTAGAGTAAATTGTGTTTCTGTTTTTAAAACCAGCAACCCTATTCCACTCTGCGACAGTCTTAGTTTGTCCGTTTAGGGTGAGATATTTGTTCTTCCTCGTGTTATTTAACTGTTCTTGCCTGGTAGCCCATTTACAGTTGTTAGGAGAATATCCATAATTATTATCTATTCTTTCTAGCGTATGCTTATTTGTTGGTTTTTTACCCATATCCTTTAAAAATGACTCAAAAGACTCTTTCCACTCCTTTGAAACACTTATGCCCCTGTCATAATAATATTTTTTGTCTCGACTCTTTTCAGAACACCTTGAAATCATTGCACGCCAAGTATTGTATTCAGCAGAATGGTTTAGTTTTAAATGTTTAAAATTTTCACTCGTTTTTCTATTTTTTCCTCTTGTTAACTTACATGTACAATGTTTTGGTGTGCTTTTAATGTCAGACGATGTAACAATTTTTATGTTTCCGCATTCACATACACATCTCCACCGAATTCTTTTTCTGTCGCTTTCTAGTAAGTCGATGTCTCTAAATAATATGTATAAACAACCAACATGCGTTCCAGTCCTTTCCACAACATTCATAAGATTGCTTCCTCCATGTAAACTTGAGCATAATTGCTCCTTCGTTTAGTCCATGCTTATGCACAGACAGTTAGCGATAGTAGTTAATGCCAATCAGTCGTCACTGACTGACACAACTACGCACCCACGTCACCTTCATAAGTTCTGAGAACCTTCACAGGGTATTAAATGGGTGCTTGGTATTTACTTCTTCAGTGATTTATCGTACTCGGCAATTTCTTCAGGTGTGTAGTGCTTGACCCAACCAGAACAGTGAGTCTTGTCGAAGCCATATCTCTTAGCAGCGTTGTATCTTTTACGTTTGTCTCTGTTGATTTCTTTCTTTATTTCATTGGGCTTTTTCTTTCTTTTGTAGACCATATTGTGTTCCTTTCCATAAAATAGTGACTCCAGTAAAATCAATAGGTTAGAAGATAATGCATTTTTTTCAAAAAAAAGTTGTTGACCGTAAGTCTGTAAGTAGCTAATATCAGCCATGTTCAACTTGACATATACCGTTAAGCTGGACAAGAGCGAGCTGGACAACAGGAAAAACCAAATAACTTAAACTTTCCTGTTCTCTCACAAGCAAAAACAAGAAGAACCAAAAAAATCCTGCTAACACAGCCTGACTAGGCAATAGGGATTCCAAAAAGAACTTAATAACTCTTCCTGACTAGGCAACAGAAATAAAACAGAAAATCCGAAGTGGGCATACTCTACCCAAAATCAGACTGCACATCTTGTGTGGTCTTTTTTATTGTCCTTTTAGTTTTTTTTCGTACTCAGCTATTTCTGCTTTTGAATATACTTTTACAGGCCCAGATACATAAGCTGATTTGTGCTTGTTCTGGTTTGCCCGTCTATTGTCAACAGACTTCTGGTCAAGCATCTCTTTCTTGATTCTCATTTCGTCATGCAATGAAATACGTCTTCGTTTCATATATCCTCCTTTGTTTATGGTTGCCTAAACACTTAATACTGCCCACCAGCCATAACTGATGAGCAGGTTAAACATTTAGACTGCTACTCGTTTACCTGAACCATTGTCTATAACCTCATACACAAAGCTTTCTTCAAGGGAAGAGCCTTCATATACAGTCTCAAAAAAGTTCAGAACTTCAACAGTGCTGTATGAGATGTTAATGGGAGCCTCAAACCAGATAACAAAATTGCTTTCATGGTTATCCCATACGTCAATCTTATGACCAGTTGATGCACAATCGAATGTCATTTCGTGGTTTAAAGGGAATCTTCCATACTGTCTGGTCAGATAGCGTTTCACCGCGAGAAAGTCACGAGGTGTCTTAACTATGATTGCAGGCTTCACCGAAGCCATAGAAAACTCTATTCCCGGTCTGTCCAAACACTCAACAGCATGAGCTATAACCTCCATGCCCATAATGTGATTATCTATTTTCTGCAATGTAGCTTCAGTTTCTCTTTTCATAACACCTCCTAGTATTCAGTAGGGAACAGAACAGTTGTGCTGCTTCTGTCTGCCTCAGTAATTATCCATATAGTGTCCTGAGTTCCTGTGTAGACCGACATGATACGTCCACCAGTATCGTATGCCTCATCGTTTGTTTCCTTGTCTCCCAGGCACACATCTCCCCAATCACCAGATATATGTCGTGAAATAGAATCAGCAATAAATCTTGCAAATTCCATATTATCGACAGTCTTGTACTGTATTCCTTTTGTTATCACTATCTGACCAGTTTTAAGCATACTGATTGCTCCTTAAATATGCTTTGTAAGCTCCTAGTTAAGCCAGAGAGCCATTTTTATTTGAAATAGGTATCATTGGTCGGATGCTAGACTAGCCCAATCTCTGTAGTGTATTTCCTTGAATCTCTGAAATACTTTTCCAATAGATGATCTGCTGTTACTTTTATTTTTTCATCTGTCAATATGTTGCTTTGCAGGAAGTAACAAATATACACGCCCAACTCTGCGCTTACTTCATAATCAAAGACTCCATCCGCTGCTCCGTATTCCTCGTATCCACGTTTCCAGCATTCATCCAGGTAATTACCAATCTCAATAAATCTTAAATAGAACTCTGATCTGCCATTGGGAAACTGAAGGCGCATAGCTCCGATTATTTCATATTCCTTGAATCCACTCAGGATATGCATGGCAGATTCGATGGCTCCTACCGAGTATTCATCTTTTTTAGGTGTTGTGAACATTATATTTCCTCCGTTTCTGCAATCCAGTATTCATAGTCGTCATCGTTTGTTTGGTATTCATGCTCAAACATGAAAAGTGCCATTTTCTGTGCTTCCTCTTTATTTTCAGCTTCAATATCGTAATATCTACTGGCTCTATCAATTATGATTTCAAATGTTTTCATTTATACCTCCGAGAATCGGCAAAACATCTTATGGCTCTCATCTAAAAGAGATTCAGGTGCCTTGCCTGCTAGTCGTGTGTGTTTGTTTATCTCTTCCTGCAGAGCGTTGTACCTGTCTATGTGATAGTCACACCAGACAGTACCATTGTAGGCTCTGTAGCCATACTCAAGGGGTCTGCGCTGCTTCATAACCTGACTTTCCTTGGTGTATCCACTAGCCCACAATCTCTGCATGTTGTTTTCCCATAGATTGTTTCTACTATTCATTTCTGTTCATCTATACTCCATACAGCATCACAAAATCTGTCCAAATCCCTGCTTCCACACCAATCGCATTCATAGGCTGTAAGCTCAATTTCATCATTATCCTGCTCAGATTCATCAATAGCTTCATCAACAAGCTTGCTGCATAGGTTCCAGGTAAGCATGGCTGCTTGCATAGCATCTCTATCCAGTGTTTCCAGTATCTGCATAAGATGTTCAGTACCTTTTGGGGTTATGAAGAAATTATTTGCCTTAATCGGGTTTTCAGTGATTGTTTTCATCAGCCTGCTCCTTGATTCTAACTTCTATTTCTTTTGCCAGCTGCCTAAGGGTGTATGAAGCATCACAGACCCAACCATGTACTTCATCAACCTCAGTATCCATTGCAGGACGACCAGGTTCCATCCATAGTTCTTCAATAATTTGTTCAGTGTTACGAAGAGACCTGACAGCCTTTTCTACCTTCGATAGATAAACGTCATTGTTCATAATTACCTCCAATCAGTTTAATTCTTTTATGTACTTAAAGCGTCTATAGTCAGCGCAAAACGGATAGATATGCTTGTCTACCCTTGTAAGAGTGTGTTCTTCCCATTGTTCACCCGTGTTACTGAACAAATATTTATCGAGTAATTTGTGTTTCATGTCTGGTTTTTCAGGCTGCTCATTATCCATAATTACCTCCAAGCATTTTCAACAATACGTTCACGCAGACAGTCATCACACAAGGCTGCTGTCTCTGCATTGACCTCCCTTGTGTTGTTCCAGCCAAGATGCTTATTGCAGTCAACACAATGAATAGAATCAATCCAGGGTGGGATTACAGACTCAAGTTCGTTTGTCATAATTACCTCCAAGCGATATTAGCCTTTCTCAGGCGTTAAAAATACGTACCCATACCAATGCATAGGCACACCTATAACTTTCGATTCTGTGGACGCTCAGGTCCTTTAAATGTTATTTTTATGCATACAAAAAGGTGAGAAGAGAGGGGACGGTGTAGAACCTGTCCGTTTTTATGTTGCAACTGCAGTGAAAAGCAAAAAGGGCAGAAGATATCCCAATTACAAAAGAGTAGATTTATCAATGCTTTACAATGTTTAAAACATCACATAACCTACAAACAGCAAAGCTTAGTGCCAACTAACTTAATGGAGAGAGGCTGCTAATATGTCATCAACAAAGGTTAAATCAGTTAAAGAACTCAAGAGAATAGCCAAGAGATACTTCACTAAATGCGATACAGAACAACGCCCTTACACAATGTCAGGACTTGCAGAAGCACTAGGAATAGCCAGACGTACCCTAAAGGAGTACGAGAGAAGGGATGATTTCGGAGCTACAGTCGCTGCTTTCAAACGCAAGATAGAAGCTCAGATGGAAGAGAGAATGCTGCTAGGAACCTCGGCTGCTGGGCCTTCACAGTTCTCCCTAAAGAACAACTTCAACTGGACAGACAAGATAGAGATAGAAACCCATGGAGATATAAATATAAAAACAGTAAAAGAAATACCAACATCTACCTTAGTCAGGCTGCTACCTGCCGAGTACATGAACCAAATAGAAAAACAATCCAAGGCTGCTTACCAGCTAGAAGAGCTTGAAGAGGATAACAAGAGTGCATCAGGAGAATAGCAGAATAAGCAATTATAAGGGCTTAGAAGGCCAATGTAGGCATTTAAGGGGGGTATATAGGGCTAAATAGAGGCTCACAGGTGTACAGATAAGCCATCAATATTATCCATCCAGCCATTCCATTCACCCCAATATTCACCTGAAACAGCCAAATAAGCCTAAAACCTTCCATTTAAGCCTATTTTGTGGTACATATAATCAAGCAGTTATGAATGCAAACTATACAAAAGGACCGGGTGGATATAACAATGATAAAACTGACAGCCAAAAGCTTATCGTCACTGTTTGGAATTAGCGAAGCACAGGTAAGAAACCTTCTTCTTAAGAATAATCTCAATATGAAACAAGAGTCCTGGGAGGGTATTTGTGAAATTATCAGGGAGAGGTTTGAGATGCGAGGCACAGGTTGTCATTTGTGTGACGAAGAAGAGAGGCAGATGAGGGCAAAGCGTAAATAAATTACGTCAATAATAGCCCTGAAGGAATTACGTCAATTCAAGGTGTGAAGGGCAGCACTAGCGGTGATAAGAGGCACAAACGGTTAAAGCTACGGGTTGTATCTAATCCACTCTAGCTATCCTGGGCAAACCAAGGTGGAACCCAAAATCATTCCGAAGGAATCAAATGCCTTGTCAGCACAAAAAAGGAAAGCCCCACCACCATTAGGCAGTGAGGCTGTTAGTTAGTAATCCATTCCACTGTCAGGTAACTGCACATCGTACAACAATCTGCCTAACGATTCCCTCTCTATTGCAGTCAGCATCTCATCGTGCGTTGGTGGCTCACCCTCTTCACGATATAGCCCTATAACGTCCATGAGATCGCCCATAGCGTCCTTTAAATAGGAAAGCATAGTAACCCCCTTGTAAGAAAAAAGCAGCCCCCTATGGTAGCGAGGCTGCTATTGTTATACGTTAAAGCACTTAAAGCTACGCGTCTTACCGAAGTAGACATATCGCTTGCCATGCACTCCGATGTAAGGACAGCCAGACTCTGTAATAGAGTAAAAACCTCCAAGCTCCCTTCTTTTGTCAGAAACTAGCCTGATAGCCTTCTGGCTTAGACCCTTGAAAAAGAATTTTGCGTGTATCGTTTCTTCGTGGGGTATATTATAGCTTCTGGGTTCTTGATCAGTTGCTTTAAAATACTCCCTGTAAAATAGTTCTCTCATTTCTGCCTCCAAAGTTAGCAGCCCCCTTACTTAGCGAGGCTGCTATCCGTTATTGGTTAATCGCCCAACTGATAATAACTATCAGAAGGACTATCATCACTATCCCGAACACTTTAGCTGAGGTAATCAGCAAGGGTTGCACGGGATTGAACCTGCTCAAGTGAATACTCACCTGACTTAGCAGCGAAGGTCTTGCTCTCCGCATTCAGGGAAAGCATTGCAGGGTCAACCTCGATGCTAACGGAAGTTCCTTCAGGCAGAACCTCGGGAATGTTGATGGAAGGGTTATACACCTCACCGTCTGCAGAGTGACTGAGCAGATTGTCAGGAAGGGCAATCTCTTTACCCTCAACGAAATACCTGGTAGCTCCAATCAAGCAACCACTCTCGACCTGTTTGAGGTCAGCGCCCAGCACTCGTGCACGTGCGACAGCCTGCTCGCGCTGGACTTTGGGATATTTTGCGAGGACTTTCTTATCCCCATTCAAAAGTACGAACTGCTCGGATACGCTTGTTACTACACCTGTGATCTTCATGATGCTGTTCCTTTCTGCCATAAGAGGCAATAGGTTGGTGAACCTGCTCCTTTGGCAAGATCCACCTGGGTAAAAAAGAAGAAAGGGCAGAGACTATCCCGGCCCCAACTAAAAAAGCAGGCTGCTAACTAAAGCGAACCTGCTAAGAATGTTCCCTGCTCCTACGGTGAAGAGGGGAAAGGGCAGAAACTATTCCTACCTTATTTATGATGGATATATACCCATAAGAAGCCCTGTACGCCACAGAGAGGGCCAAACGCCCACCCACCTATGCCATACGTCCATCAAACAATCACGAAGCCCCCTATGCCAACGATCGCTCAGTTCCTTCGGGAGTACGTTATATATACCTATTTCACATAACCCTAATAACTATCCTCTTAGTTTTTACCTATCTTGTACAACATTATCCTATACCCTCTTGGTTACATATCCTTTCCCATATAATTCTAAAAATTTTTATAAATTTCAGAAAATCTGGCTTTACTCGCTCTAACAATTAAGTAGATGCATTGAATTTCCTTATGTTATCCCATCTAATATATCTAATTTGACTATTGGAGGTATTGGATTGGCTAATCCTGTGTCAGATGAAAAGGGGAAGATGCTTGCTGAAGAGTTATATGCGCGGAAAAGGGCGCATGAATCTCTGATTGACTTTACTAAATATATAGATGTTCCTGGTGCTCCGGTCAGTACAAGTGAAGAGAGTAATAGCTGGGTATATGAACCTATAGAAACAGGGATTGCTGCTCACCACATTCTGATACTTGACGTTATGCAGAAGGTGATAATGGGCAAGATCCCTAGGGCTATGTTCTTTCTGCCTCCAGGCTCTGCAAAAGCCTTGAGTCTGGACACACCCATACCTACACCTGATGGTTGGAAAACCATGGGTGAATTGAAGGTAGGTGATCAGGTTTTTGGTGATGATGGTAAGCCCTGCAATGTTACTTGGAAAAGTATGGTGTTTAAGGACAGGCCATGCTTTGACGTAAAAACAGACTGTGGTGACGTAATTGTTGCCGATAATGACCATGAATGGCTTGTCAGGTTGTGTGGTAAGCCACGTAAACCGTTAAAGCCAAAAGACCATAAAGAGATGAGGGGTCGTGCCTGTCTTGATAATCGTGACGATCCAATGTCTCAGTTCAAGATTAAGGAAACGTGGGAGCTTGCAAGAAGGCGGGCAAAGAAGCCCATGATTAAGAGAGCAGGTGCTTTGGAATTACCTGAAGCAGACCTGCTTATTGACCCGTATCTGCTTGGTATATGGCTTGGTGATGGTACAAGTGCTTCAGGGGCTATTACTGCCTCTGTAGATGATATTGGATGGTTAAGAAAAGAGATAGAGAGTCTTGGGTATGAAACCAAAGACCGTTCAATAGATACCTTGTTCGGGGTTAAGGGATTACAGGCACAGCTTCGAGAGCTTGGACTGCTTAAACTTGAGGCTGCCAATGCCTATGGCAGAAAACATATTCCTGCTCATTATCTAAGAGCAAGCTATGCACAACGTCTAAGCTTGTTGCAGGGCTTGATTGATTCAGATGGCACAATTTGCAGGAAAAGAGGCTGCTCGACCTTCTGTAATACGAACAAGGAGCTGGCATTACAGGTACGCGAATTAGTCAGAACACTTGGGGTAAAAGCAGGCTGGAGCGAGTCACCAGCAAAGCTGAACGGCAAAGAATGTGGAATCTGCTACAAGGTAAGTTTTTATCTGGAAGGCTCTGCACGGCTACCAAGAAAAGCTGTACTTACCCGCAATCAATACCGCACACCCAACACCTATATCGAAGTAACCCCCACAACAAATACCGATACCGTATGCATAGAGGTTGATTCCCCTTCCCATCTGTTTCTTGCTGGGGAATCAATGACACCTACACATAACTCGACCTTCTGTTCTAGTGTTGCACCTGTATGGGCAATGGGCAGGCTGCCTAATACGAAGATTATTCTGGCTTCTTATGGTGGTGAGCTGGCTAAGAAGCATGGTCGTAAGGCCAGGGCGATTGTTAAAAGCAAGAAGTATCAGAGTGTTTTCAGCGTAAGTATCAGTGAGGACACAAGTGCTGCTGATATGTGGGCTACGAGCAATGACAGTGAATATATGTCTGCAGGTATCCTTTCAGGAATCACTGGCAATCGCGCAAATGGGTTAATAATCGACGATCCGATAAAGGGCAGGGCTGATGCAGACTCAAAGGTAGTTCGAGATAAGACCTGGGATGCATATCAGGATGACCTTAGAACTCGTTTAGTGCCTGGAGGGTGGGAGATTGTAGTCCAGACCAGATGGCATGAGGATGACTTGTCTGGGAGGCTTTTACCTAAGGACTATGATGGTGAGTCAGGGATGCTGCGCTGTGAGGATGGGCGTGATTGGTACATTCTGAATATCCCTGCTCAGTGCGAGAATAAGGATGATCCTCTGAATCGTGAGATAGGCGAATATCTCTGGCCTGAATGGTTTACCGCAGAACACTTTGAGGGCTTCAAAAAACAAACCCGTACCTGGTCTGCTCTGTTTCAGCAAAGACCTTCACCTGATGAAGGCACATTCTTTAAGCGAGAATGGTTCCACCTCTTCCAAAGTTACGAACTCCCCAGAGATTTACATTATTACATAACCTCTGACTTCGCCACCAAAGCTGATGAAGGCGACTTCACTGAGCATGGTGTGTGGGGCATAGATGAGCGCGGCGATATATGGTTGGTTGACTGGTGGTACGGGCAGACAACTGCTGATACCTGGATTACCGAGCTGCTGGCTTTGATGCAGGTACATAAACCTATGTGTTGGTTCGGTGAAGGCGGGGTTATACGCAGGGCTATAGAGCCATTCCTGACCAGGATGATGACCGATGACGAGGCGTATTGCCGTATTGAATGGATAAACCCTGTAACGGATAAGGCCACCCGTAGTCGTGCGTTTCAATCTATGGCTTCACGGGGCAAGGCGCATTTCCCTGACAGCCTTATGGGGCACAGGGTTATAGATCAGCTTCTGGCGTTCCCTGTAGGGGCACATGACGATGCTGTGGATGTGTGTTCATTGATGGGGATGGTTATAGATCAGGCACACCCTGCTGTAGTGAATAGGAAGAATGAGCGGCCCAAGACTCAGGCAGAGAAGGATTGGGCCAGAATACATGGCGTAGAAGACGAGGATGAGGCGATCAATGTGGATGATATTTAACAGAAAGGAAAGACAATGGATTACTTTAATATTGTTGCTGGAACTGTTCTGGCTTTCTGCGTGGGGGGCATTTTTTCTCTCGCTGGTGTTGTAATTGGAGGTCTGTTTGTCCTTAGAACTAAGCGTGATGGATATGAACCGCTCATGCCACCTTTAAGGGATAAGGAAACGGTTGCCTACAATATGGATGACTTCGAGCATGAACGGGAAGAACAAAGTGTAGACAGTGCGATTGAGAATATCTTCCGTGAGCGTGCGAAAGAAGACCCTATTGTTCAAGCCAACAGCCGCTTTAAGGAGCAGATGTAATGGCTAACGTGTTTTGCTGGAGCTGTAAAAAGAGCCTGCATGTAACTACGGATATGTATGACCCTGACCTGCCTTTGACAGGAGATATGCTTAAGGCTAAAGAGATTGTGCGGGATAACAAGTGGTGGACGTTTCCAGAAACAAGAACAACCAAGGCCGGAATGATTGAGTGTCCGTATTGCGGAAGTCTGTATCTGAAGAACGGTAAGCTCAAGACGGATGCAGATATTGTTAAGCGCCCCCGTAAAATACCGGATGAGTACAACAGCATTATCCTGAATATGACGGAGAAGGGGCATAGCCCAACAGAGATTGCGGAGAAGTTTAACTTCACCAGACAGGCCGTAGGAAGGCGTATCTATGACATAAGAAAGAAGGAAGCTGATGAATAACTGGACTTTATCGAACCTGCCACCGAAAGGGCATGAGGACGTTGGTGAATACTTTGCTCAGAAGGTACAAGAGGGAGAAGATGAGAAGCACCGTCTTGGCTTGTATGACCGCTGGTTATTCAATCACCGTATGTTCCGAGGGGATCATTGGGATGAACGCGGAGCGCCCAGGACAAGCCTTAAGAAAATGACCATGAACCTGCTGTTTGCAAATATCCAGCGAACAGTAGCCAACCTGACTGCCAAACAACCCACCGTTGAAGCCATTGAAATAGGCGGCGATGCCGGCCCTTCAACTGACAAGGTATTGACTGCATGGCTGAGTAAGTGGTGGAGCGATACCAACCAGAGCGATACCCTGCTTGATTCAGCACACGAGATGGAAATATACGGGCCTACGATTGAGAAGGCTATCTATAACGGAGAATACCCTGACATTACTGTGGTTGATCCGTTTGCCTTTGGTAAAGCCCCTGGTGTGTTTGATGACCTTCAGGATGCACCTTATCTGTATCACAAAGCGATTATGCGCTGTGACGAGATTGAGCGTTTATATGGACTTGAAGAAGGCACAGTTAACGCAGACGAGATTTACACAGAGATGGGGGAGGTCAGGGAGGAACAAGTGCCTGCTCCATTGAACAGACAGGGTACGGTTCCTTCAGGTAGTGGAGGTAGAGAGTACCGTACCAGACGAGCTGCTGCTTCTTCAGACCGTGAAATGGCAGTAGTTACTGAGGTTTGGGTATGGGATTATTCAGGTGAATACCAGGACAATGTACGGGTAATTACCTTTACCAATAACGGTAAGCTCGTATTGGACGATACCCCGAATCCTAATATTAACTGGACACTGTTTGAGAGCCATCCTGAGTTTGTATCTACAACCTATCATTTCGGACGCTTCCCATTCTCTATGGGGCTTTCCTATAAAGATAAGAGTACCAATTGGGGCTTCTCTACCTTAGAGCAGACTGCAGATATCAATATGGCTATTGAGGAACTGCTTAGCCGTTTGAATGTGCATATGAACAAAGCCCTGCTGCCTGTCCTGATTGTACCTAAAGATACAGGCATTAAACCTACGCATATCAATAACAAGCCTGGACTAATCCTCAGACCAAACACCTCTATGCAAGCAGGGCAGATCAGATACATGGACCCACCAAAGGTTTCGCTTGATGTGTACAAGTACCTGGATATCTTGCGGGGCTTCTTTGATCAGGTATGGCATATCGAGGATGCAGACAGGGGAGAGCGACCTACAGGTATTATCGCTGCTCAGGCTATCAGGGAGCTTCAGGAGCGCAATGCGGTACTTATGCGAGCCAAGATCCGCACCATAGACAAACTGGTAGAGCATAGAGGTCGTAGCGCCATATCCATGCTGCAGAACTTCGGTACAGAAGAACAGATAATCCGCATGGAAGATGAGGTAGTATCGTTTATGGGTATGAACCTTATCGGTAAAGACTATAGCTTTGTGGTTGAATCCGGTTCTACTGTCCACAAGACCACCATACAGATCCAGGATCAGGCTGTAGACCTTTATCGTATGGGCGCTATAGACCGTCAGGCTATGCTGGAGATTATAGATTTCCCTGGCTGGAAGAGAGTGATTGAGCGCACAGGAGAGAATCAGCTTGATCAGGCACTGCAGATACTGGTCGATGCAGGATTAGACGAGAACCAGGCTGCTGAACTGAAACAGTACCTTATGCAGCCACAACAAAAGGAGCAATAATTATGTGGACAGCAATTAAGAGGTTTTTTATCAAGATTATTTGGCCGAGTACAACAACCCTGTTTAACAAGTTGACCCCGATTGTTGCAGAAACTGCAATTAAGTTAGCATATAATAAAGCAGGAGAAATTAAAGGACAGATGAATAAAAACGAACGACAGTATATAGAAAAAGATCTGATAAATGATCTAAAAGCACAAGGATTGACTATAGGAGTAGATTTTGCACTAGAAGAAATTGAGGACGCCGCAAAACTGGCAATTAAAAAAGCAAATGAATTGTAGTAAATTCAAGAGTGCAGAATAGCTCATCTACCATGTGTAGACGGAGTAACGGGGTTGTCGCACGGCATCCACAGTAATTTAAAATTTACAGGAGAATCAACAATGAGCCTAGAAAATGTGTGTATGAGCCAGTGTAGTGCGTTCTGGAGCGATGTTTTTCTTATTGCGTATGAACAGTCGGGTTCAGTTAAAGATGCCGCTGTACAGGCTGATATGGCTTTGCAGGCATACCTTGAAAACTTTGGTGTAAAGAAGGAGGTTAACTAGATGCCTTGCTATGATTACAAGTGCGAGAGCTGCGGTCATGTAATGGAGCGATATTACAAGATGGAGCTGAAGCCGAGACAGGATATCTGTGATAGGTGCAAAGGAACAGCCAATGCTCAGATCCCCCTTGTGTCAGTCCACGGTGAAGAAGCCACCTGGATTGATGATGAACTCCGTGGAGCACTCCAGACACCTGAAGACGCTGCTAAGAAGCCTGTAACAACCCGTTCAGAGTATAAGAAGTATCTAAAGGATAACGATATTGTTCCGGTGAGTTAGTTGACATACATGTTTTAGCCCAAATATAGGGGTAGGTAATACTAATTATCGGGTAGCTCTATAGGAGTCCGAACAAAGGAGAAAGAAATGGAAGAAGAAAAAGACATTATCCCGACAGGGAGCGAAGTTCCGGCAGAAGAGTCCGGGCAGACTTCACAGGAAGAACCGACTACAGAGGTTGGACAGACTGAGCCTGAAGGGGAACAGACCGATGAAGGCAAGGACGAGTCCAAAGAATCTGAATCGGAAGCACTGAAGAAGCAGATTGCTAATCTGGAGAAGGTGCTGGGTCGTCAAGGTAAAGAACTTGGTGATCTGAAGAAGAACAAAAGCAGTGAACAGGAAACCAAAGAGGAAGCCAAGGACTATGACGCGCTTGAAGCTGAAATTACCGACAAGCTTGATGCTGGCGAAATAGACCTTAAGACCGCACTGAGGCAGATGAACCAGCTTGCTACAGAGCGCGGTGCTCAAATGGCAACCATGAGCTTCCAGGAACAACAGAAACAGCAGACAAGTGCCAAGATGGTCAATGAGTTCAAGCAGAAGAACCCTGACTTTGAAGAGGTGCTTGAGAGCGGAGAACTGGACAAGATTATTCAGGACAACCCTCTACATGACGATTTCAGTGCTTACCACGAATACAAACTCAGACAAACGCAGGCACAACTGGATGACCAACTCAAAGCCGCCAGAGAAGAAGGAAAGAGCGAGGGAATGAAACTCGCATCCGAATCATCCAATGCCTCAAAAGTCCTTGGTAAACGTGGTGACGCGCTACGCTCACAAAACAAAACCAAACAACCTGCTAATCGTGCAGAGACAAAGAGTGCGATGCTAGAGGCGCTAAAGGCTGCACGGGAGCAATAGGAGAATAAACAATGGCACTTTCACTTACAGAACTTCAGGCAGTTACTGAT